AAATTCACGCGGCTCTGCTGGAGTTATTCTGTCATTCAAGCCATCAATGAATTCAAGAAAAGCCTTTCTCTGATCTTCCTGATCTTTTGCGGTCTTAACCCAAGTCTGCTTGATCTCGCCATCAGCATCAATGAGCGTTGACGTTCCTTTTAGGTGATAACCTTCACCGATGAACCTTGAATTGTTCTGCGCTGGAGTCCAGCCATTTTGCGCGGCTTTTTCCTTCACTGCTTTCGTGGCTTTGAACACAGCAGCTTTTGCAACGCCCATTGCATCTGCTGCTTTCTGGCAAGATCCGTAGTTTATCCAAGCCAGCACATATTCGCGCTGTCGGTCAGTTGGGTCACCATGATCAAGAATTTTGATATCTGGCGGGTTCTCTTGCCGATTACTGCTCATATCTTGCACTCCGCTCCAACAACAATGGCTCCGACTTCGCAAAACTGCTTGTCGCAAACTTGAAAAGAGCTTCCCATTTCTTCGGGCGAAAGCAGTCCGGCAGTTGGACTACACGCCGACCTTATCTGACGTGGTATAGGTGAACACGAGATTGACAACAGCAAGAATGCCGACAGCAATAGCATCGATGCTTGCTTGATCAATTGTGAAGTCATAACCAAAGGCTCCCGCTGCTTCGATTGCGGCGTAAATTAAACCGACAATCATGGTGCTGGTTATCTGTCGATTTTTCCATTTTGCAGGATCGGCAACGACTTGCCCGCGCTTGAAAAGAAGCATTGCTGCTTTGATCTTCTTTATCATACTTGCCTCGATAGCCAGGTCACAGCCGCAACAACCACAATCCAGAAAAGCCGCTCCATATAAGCGCCAGCTGCGGCATTGCGTTGGAGCTTGTCTATGCTGGTGTCCATGTTGTTGACCTTTTGCTCTATGCCGCTCTGCCGATTGAAAACAGTGGTTAGTCTTTCTTCTACGCGAGCAAGACTGATGACCGCGTGTTGCAAGTCATCAATCTTTTTCTCCAGCCTGACAAGTCTGTTTTCGGTAACTTCGGGCATTGTCTACGGCCATACAAGTTCTGGAAGTTCATCTATCAATTCTTCGATTGTAGGAGGCTGTCTGGTTCCAGCTTGAACACTTGAAAGAACCTCATAGCACTTGTCCCAAACAGCATCACGCCATTGCAAACAAGCCTGGCCCTCTGGCCCGTATTTCGGATTGGTTGAAGTTGCGTATGTGCATGCAGAAATCATGGAATCGTATTCGCGTTCTGCAACTTTTTCGTCCATGTGCTTTTGCACTTCAAGCTCATACTTGCGAACCTGCTCATCGAAATATGCTTGCTGTTCACCAGCAGTCAGATCAATGATTGTTCTGCCGAGAGTCCAAACGCCATTCACCAAAGTAGGCTCTGAATTCTTGACTTCTTTTTGAGTGAAAGGATCAAAAGCTGATCCAGCCTCAACTGTCACAGGAAAGACATTCCACGACTCGCGCAAAGAATCATTCATCTGTACAGGAAAGCTAGTGTTCGGATTATCAATTCGTAGATCATTGTCGTTGTACGGATATTTCACGACAGACCCGTTTTCAGCTTTTACATACATTTTTGATTACTCCGACAATGTGATGTTCGTATATAAATCAATGTTGGTCAGGCGGATAATACCCTTGGTTCCCGCAGGATTGATTTGCGCGATATAAATCTCATTGCTATCAAGAACTCCGTCATTGTGATCATAAAAAGATTTACTTGTTTTACTTCCTTGTGTGCTTGCATCAAATGGAGTGCTGAGTATCCACGAGTTAAGAGTGCTATTGCCTCCAGACTGTTCCCATGCAATGAATCGCAAACCGTTTGGTGAAAACTGAGGCGAGTACATCGCGCCGCTATGAGTGAATCCATTGTAATCCGCATTGACAGTGTATCCACCAGAAAAAGTATTCGCAGTCGTTAAGTCAATCACGCCTATTCCGTCAGAGCCGTCATTGTAATACATCTCGGTTCCTGCTGAGTTCATTTGGAAGCATTCAACCACCACACCTCCTCCAGCATCCAGTGAGTTTCCAGAATAACTAATACTCGAAACATCAAAAGGAGATGACAAGTCGTATTCATAGATGTATTGAGAAGCCGCAGATATAAACATCTTTGTTCCGACCGCGTTAAAACAGAACGACCTTGCGGTAGTTGTTTCTGTGAGGTTAGAAGAATTCACTGGAGTGCCAGCACTTGTCACATCGTAAGCGGTTGAAAGCGGAAATTCAGTCACAACAGCTTGCGAACCAGTATCTCGCAAGACAAGCAATTTTGAGCCATTATTATTAAACTTCATTGCCCATTGGCCTGATGCAGATAGGCTTGTCCAAGAGGCGGGAGGACTCCAAGTCAAGTCAGAAACATCATAGGCTGTCGTGCTGTAGCTAAGTTTAGCCATGAGGTTAATGCCAGAAGCATTGACAGCTATCCACGCGCCAGTCCCATCTGAGTTCCACTGGAATCCAACAACGTAATCAGGCGTTGGAAAATTAATTCCCATATCACTCAGCGTAGCATTGGTTCCTGTGCTTCTTGTGCTGACATCCCAACCTGTTGAATAGTTATCGTTATTGATCCTACTGTTTTGATATCCCCACGACCACGATTTTGTTCCATCGCTATTCGTGATGAACCAGTCATCACTTGATCCCCACGCACTTTCCTGAGTGAACGACAATGTACTCATGTCGAAAGAAGTTCCGAATGCAAACTCCATTATCTGATTATCAGTACCACCGCTGACCCACAGAGTATTGCCATCCGATGAAACCGCGCATGACCTTGCGAACGTATCCTGTGCAGCAACGACTGTAGATGTAGTCGAATATGTAGCTGTTGAAATATCGAAGTTTGTGCTCAAAGTGTAATAATCAACTTCCTCTGTGGCATCGTCTGTTATCCATAACTTCGAGCCGTCAGATGCCATGAAAAACCCATTGTCTAGTCCTGTGTTGCCTCCAACATATCTAAACAAACTATCATAGCTGAAACTTATAGCATCATAAGAAGTGCTTAAACTGTATTGGTAGATTCTATTGTTGTTCCTGTCACAGACATACATCTTCGTTCCAGAATTTTCAAACCGGAAAAAGTCATAAGCCATAAGCCCAATAGAAGGGCCGTCTAACTTACCAATAGAAAATATAGTGGTGTATGGAGCATCAGCTATAGCAGTGTTTGACGTTGTGAACAGCCATTCGCCACCGCCTATTCCTCCAGCTCCAATTGCTTTACTCCAAAGCATCAGCTTCCATCTCCAACAAGCGCACCGTAGAGAGTCGTGGATACTTTCCACAGAGCAATGACAGTGTAGCCTGTCGTCGCTAATGTTGGCGCAGCGCCTCCATTGTTGACCCATGTGATAGTGGGCCAAGTGATTGTATATGCAGTGCCGTCATCAATCATTAAGGTAATAGCTTCGCCAGCGGACAGGTTGTCAGTCAGTGAGGTGATATTACCTGTTAAAGTAACAGTGTGAATTGAGCCATTGTCTGGATCTAAATCTGTCGTATTGGCTCCTGTTGTTGTTGCCCAAGCATAGACATCTTCCAGAATTGTTCCGGTCAATGACGGAGATGTTAGTGCGGGAGATGTTCCAAAGACCAAAGCGCCAGACCCTGTTTCATCTGTCACTGCGCTTGCCAGATTTGCGCTAGATGGCGTTGTCAGAAAAGTCCCAACATTTGCTGCCAGGTCGCTTATCTGGCTTGTGGTAACTGTCGTTGTAACTGTGGCAGTATCTTGCCAGGCGCTTCCAGTATAGACACGCATAACGCCAGAAGTAGTATTGAAATATATCGCTCCAGTAATCAAAGCATCGCCATCATTATCTAGAGTAGGATCGCTTGCTTTTGCACCCAAATATCTATCGTCAAAAGAATCATAACTGGCAGCAGCATCTGATGCGCTGGTCGCAGCATTTGACGCACTTGTTGAGGCATTGCTTGCACTGGTAGAAGCATTGCTTTCGCTGGTAGAAGCATTGCTTGCACTGGTTGCAGCATTACTTGCGCTTGTGGCTGCATTTGTTGCATCAGTGTTTGCTTGAGCAATGTCTGTGTTCATTTGGCCGATGCTGGTATTTAGCTCGCCTTGCATCGTGACAAGAGCGGCTAGAAAAGCATCTGCTTTTGAAATGAAAGTCGCTGGCGCGTCCGTTCTTGCTGGAGCAGCTGGCAATGTACTAATGGTTGAAATTGTCATCAGACAAGTCCCTCAATGTCGAGTGAGCAGCGGCTCAAAGTCGGATTGCTCAGGATTATATCAAATTCGCGATAGTAGCCGTAGACAACAGCGCCAGGTTCATCGTCCTGCGCGATCCAGACAACTGGAGTCGTGCGAATATCTGTTAGAATATTTCTCACGACCGCAAACGTGCTTGTCGGCAGGATTATGTCAACGTCCATTCGGTTTGCGTATGCGCCAGGAGTAATTGTCACTCGACCATTTGCGTCTGTTGTTTTCACAGAGTAATCAATGATTGATATTCCTGCGCCATGCTGAGATTTGCCAAGTTCTGCAAACTGACCAATGACCAAAGCTCCGCATTTTGCCGTTCCAGTATCAGTGAAAGTTACCGTAATGTCTGAACCAGCATACGGCGGGAGATCGGTGATCGCATATCGGCTTATTCGCACAATAGGCTCAAAGAAATAAGCATACCAATCCTGAATTCCCGAATCAGAAATCAGGCTAAAAGTTTGGTTATAAACTTCACCTTCTGTCGCATCGTCAACAACAACTGTGAAACTGGCAGCATCAACATTTATTACTGCAAGCGCATTGACCACAGGAGTAAAAGTCAATGTGACTTCTATTCCGCCTGATCTTTCTGTTTGATCCTGGACGATAGCATCAAACATCTTCCAAGCATTTGTGCTGGAGACTTCGTCCCAATATGTTCCATCGTCAGTTGTCGGGTCGTTGCCAGTATTTGAACCTGCTTGTGATTGGTAGATTTTATGAGTAGCAGTGGCAGCGCCGCCAGCCGTTCCAGTAACCATTACCAGATCGTTCAGTGCATACGTTGTGCCAGAGGCCCATTCAGGCTGATCAGCTTCTGTCACGTTTGTTGCTGTGACGTTCGCATCAAGTATGGTTTCTGGTCGAATAATTTTCATTTGTTACGACCTCGTCGGCGGCAAGCCATCCTTATCCCATCGATCATTGATTCGGTAGAGTCTTTGAGTATTGCGAGCAACAGCGACCATGATTTCTTCCATCGTCTGTTTAAGCTCGCCCATGTCCATCGACATTCTATCCGCTGACATTGTTTGTTCAGCAGTCAAGACTCTTTCGCCAGCATGAAGTTGTGCAACAAAGCCATCATGTGGAACGTATGGCAAGCCTTCGCGGAATGAGCCATCTACCATTTCTGCCAGACCAAGATCGACCAGCGTTTGCTTTGCGTCAGAACCGTAAGCCTCTTTGAGCGCGTTCGCAAAATCAGCTTGCAGCAAAGGCTCATAGGCCAACTGGCCTTCCGTTTCTTCTGCAAGCAAAGACTGATCAAAAGCCCTTCTATAATTCAAAGCTAACAAATCAAGTTGCTGGTCAACTGGCAATTCGGCAAAAGTAGGATAATCAATTTTATTCAGTCCGAATATATCCCACTTGAATGCAAGATAAGCAAAGAGCAAACCAGCAGCAATATTTGCAACTGTAGAAAATGTGCTTCCAGTACCGCTAGTTGCTGTTCCTGTTGCTGTTTCTGCTGCTGTTGTTCCTGTCGCAGCAGTTGTTCCTGTTTCTGCTGCTATTGTTCCGCCAGATGCTACTGTTCCGCCAGTTGCGGTTGCTGTTTCTGCCGCTATTGTCCCTCCGGTTGCCACTGCGCCGCCAGTTGCAGTTGTGCCAGTTACTGCTGCTGTGCCTCCGGTTGCCGCTGCGCCGCCAGTTACTGCTGTGCCAGTTACTGCTGCTGCTCCTCCAGTTGCAACGTCCACCGCAGCACTTGTAGCAACTTCAGTAACGGCTGATCCAAGGCCAGTGACAGAGCTAATCAATCCTGATATGCCGCTGCTTATATTTGATAACAGCCCGCTGAAAGCATTACCAATAGAAGCAAACAACCCGTCACCGCCAAGTAAACTTGAAAACAAGTTAGAGATTCCGCTCGCTATCCACTTTGCAATCATGTCAATAAGAAATTGCTCAAACCTTTTCAACAAATCATCAAGCGCACTGCTTCCGTTGTTGTAGATGTCAATGAACAAATCGCTCAAAGTTTGCTTGTGGTTTCCAAAAGCAATCTCAATATCTTCGCCAACCGTTAAAGATAATTCTCCCCAACTTCTCGTCCACTCTTTTGCGTCATCTGTTTGCGTTTGAATATTTGTAAAATTAAGATTGTCTGCTGTTGTTTGAAGTGCTATTAACGCTTCGTCAGCATCTCCAGTTTCTTCAGCTAATATTTCAGTGGCCGTATTGAGAGGAGTTAGTTCGCCCTCTAGCTCTCCAGCTCTATCACGCAGCGTTTCAATTCGAGTATTCAAACCGTCAGTGCTTGTATCTATGCTTGTAATATTTCCAGAGAATGTTTGCAGGTCTGGACTTAAATTGCCCATTGCTGTCTTTGTATTTTCTAGAGCCGTTTTTGATTCATTGATAGCATCTGCAAAAGTTGATGCATCGCTTTCTCCTTCGGATAGTTTTTCCAAAGTTGTGGTGAATGCTTCATTAAAAGAATTGACAGCATCAAAAGGATTCTGCATGGCTTCTTTCATTCCGCTTGCTACGGCAATAGTTGTATTCTTTAAATCTGTAAAAGCATTGCCTATCGAATCTATTGCGCCGCCAACAGTTTCCAGAAACCATATTTTGAAAGAAAGCCAAGTCGCTCGTATAGCTAGCTCAACAGTTTCTGCTGCAAATTTAACAGTTTCCCAAACATTAGATATTGCTATTCCAACATCAGGAAAAGTCTCAACAAACCAAGTTGCAAGAGAAGAAAAAAACTCGCTGATACTATCAACAGCAGAACTGGCAAATGATGCAATGTTGACCCAGAAATTGCTAAAAAAATCTTTTACGGTTGCCCAAGTCGTCGAGAACCAATTTCCCAAAGCAGTAAAATATCCACTGATAGCATCAACTGCTGTAGATGCATAGCCAGAAATTATAGGCCAGAAATCAGAGAACCAAGTGGCAACTCCTAAATAAGTTTCAAGCAGCCATATTTTGAAGTTAGTCCACGCAAGCTCAATCAAAGCCGCAGCGTTCTCTCCAGCCCACTTGATATCGTCCCAATGAGTAACAATCAACACAGCAGCAGCGGCAACAGCAGCAACGATTGCGGCAGGAGTTGCAATAATTGCAGCCAATGCGGCTCCAACTGTTCCAATCGCTGACACTAACGCTGGCCCAAAAGAAACAAGCAGTGCGGCTCCAGCCGCAGCAAACGCAGCAATTACCGCGTCAATGTTTTCTTTTAAGAAATTAATAATACTTGTTAAAGATTGAACTACAAGCCTCATTGCTGGCTCTAATTTTTCACCAAGCTCAATTCTAAATGCCTCCATAACGCTATTAAGCGCAGCCTGATCTCCAGCAAGATTGTTTACATTAAGAGCTTGTTGTTCGTAAGCTGTTGAAGTTCCTGTGAGCGCAACCTCTAAATCTGCGGCATTGTCTGCTTGGTCAATCAATGTCAAAGCAGCAATAGCTGCCTCTCTACCGAACATTTCCGTTGCTTCGGTCACGTTCATGTTCTTTGCGGCAAGATTTTCTAAAGATGCCGCCAAACCAACAACAGAAGGACGCAAATTCCCTTCTGTAGATTCTTCAAGTTTCAGCAATACATTTCGGAGTCCTGTTCCAGCCTCTGCTCCTTTTATGCCGCCAGCAGCTAATAGCTGAATTCCTACGTTGGCTTCTTCAAACGACAGGCCAGCAGCATTTGCAGCGGCACCAACATTTTTCAACGCTTCTGACGTTTGAGCAATTTCAGATGCGCCAAATTTCGCACCAGCAGCCAGGACATTGATAAACCTGTTGGCTTCTTCTGCTCCTGCGCCAAATTGGTTGAGAGATGTGCCGAGAGTATTTGCTGCTTCCGTCAGTTCTATTCCAGCAGCCTCTGATAAAGTCACAGCGGCTCTTGTTACTTCATTTAATGCTTCGCCAGATTCGAGCAGGTCTGGTTTTGCTGATGCAATTAACTTGAAAGCAGTAACAGCTTCAGAGGCGGACAGTGTAGTTGTCGCGCCAATGTTTTTTGCTTGCTCTGATAGATATTCAAGATCTTCACCAGTTGCACCAGTGATGGCAGAAAGGTTAGACAGTGATGCTGTGAATTCTGCTGTCGTTTGAATAACGCTACGCATCAATGCGCCAGCGCCAAGCGCAGCAAGCGCACCAGAAACTAAGCCGATTTTGCCTTTTAATTCTGAAAAAGAATTGCCTGTTTTATCATTGCTCTGTTTTAGCTTATCTTCAGTTTCTTTACCTTTTCTGCCAAGAGCGCCAAGCTCATCATTCGCAGCTTTGAGTTGCCTGGTATCAACTGATATTACGATTTCGGCTAAATCTGTCATCGCTCTTTAACCACTATATTCCGCAGCGCGGATTTTAAGTTACCAGCAATTCGTTCCTTTTCTCGACCGCTAATAAACGGAGCCGGAACATTCTTGTCATCAAACTGCATAATGCTATTGGCATATATAGCTGACAATTTCCTGATTGTTTCTGCTTCCCACAAATTCAGTCGAATGCTTGTGGACCGCATAAAAGCATCAAGCTCTTGCCATGTGATTGCATGAACGCCTGAGCCGCTATTCATAGCAACGCCAATTCTACTCAGTAGCTCGATGATGTAGTTGAACGGCCCCAAATCTGGAAGCCGATCAACTATTGACTCATCATCTTCTAAAAAGCTCGCCCTTGAACTTTTCTGATCTTTTGCTCTGGAGTTTAACCATGCCCATTGCTGAGCATACAACTCCAGATCAGCCTCTATCCCAAAAAATAGTTAGCTCGATCAGCAGCCGCCTCGATTAACTGTTCAGCAATCCAGTTCCTTTTCTCGTAAAGCATCTGTGCGTTTTCTTTCGAGCATTTGAGCTGTTGTCCTTCAAACTCAATGTTCTTTGTCCACTTCACAGTGCATTCCGAAAGTATCTCATACAGAGCAGATTCCAATGCAACATTCGGGACAGGCTTGTTCTTGTAACGGTTTGCATTCCGCGCATTGACCCGCTTGGCAACTGATTGCCATGTTGCGCTGTCTTTGCCAAGAACAGTTATCACCAAATTATCGCCATTATCATCTGTCAAATATTCACCAGTTGCTGGATGCTGCAAACGGATGTCGATCCCAACATCCGCCGCAGTTTGTAAATCGAGATTAGCTAAGTCCATGAGGTTTCCTTTTTAGATTATTAAGCCGCTACATTTACAGGAGCAGTTACAAGTTCCATCGTTACGCTGTCAGACTTGATGCTGTCAACATTGCCAGGATTAACTTGATATCCCATTACCAGCGCAGTGAAGTAATCATCTTCTCCGTCAGGATAGGTGATCTTCACGCTGATTTCAGTGTCGGACGTGTGAGCAGTTTTCAATACGCCCTGTCCTGCATCTGCTGCATCGGCTGCAAAGTTCAAAGTCATGCTGCCGTCATTCACGGAGCCTTTCTTTTTGACTACTCGCCTTTCACCGAGAGGTGAATGAGTAATCAGGTTGTAAACTGAACCGAAAGCAGGAATCTCAGTCACTTCTCCGACTGCGCTCCAAGACAACGCTTCATATCCAGTTTGATCGTAAGTTGCTGGCAAAGATGCACTTGCGTACAGTATGGTTCCAGCAGAGGTTTGAATTGCCATTTTTAAACTCCTTCAGGTTATTTCAGAACCGCTCGAATCTGTGCCGCGAGCAGTTTGTTGAATTCTTGCACGTTTTTGCGTATCCATCCGCTTCTGGCTTGAGATGACCATCCGTCAAATTCAAGCCGATAGATATAAGGCAGATTATTCGTCAAATATAGTTTTCCAGTATCAATCGACTTTTCTACAGCTACGCTAACTTGATTTGCTTTCTCTGGAGCGATTTGCCCTTTTGCTGACTTGTCTGTTTGGTTGGTTGTTTTTGTGCTTGGGCTTCCAGTAGTTACAAACCAATTTCGTTTTGCTGTTCCTGTATCAACAGGAGTTCCGCCAATTATACTTGAACAAAGCTGAAACATTCCTGCTCTGCAAGCCTTTTCAAGCCTGTCTCTAATCTCTGGCTCAATCTTTTTCCAATCTTGCTCAAAGCTCATACGAAAGCCCGCCAGTAAATGCTGA